TGATCTAAAGCGTACCGCCCAGCACTCACTTCAGCTTGACGCTGAAACTGGCGCTATTAGTTCGACTGTTACTACAACGCCAATCACTACTGATGTATCTAACCCAAATGACGATTTGCTTACCGAAAATGGTGATTTTCTTGTTTGGGAATACGACACTATTAGCGCTTTATTGACTGAATCCGGCGAAAACCTTGTGCAAGAAGATGGGGGTCTTATTCTTAATGCGGTTGCATCAAGTGTGGGCGGCAAAATATTAGTTGAATTAAGCTCCATGTCTGCAACAGCAATTGATCCGCAAGTTATGCTGCGCTGGTCAGATGACGGTGGTCATACGTGGAGTAACGAACACTGGCGGTCAATGGGTAAAACAGGTGAATGGGGGCGCCGTGTTATTTGGCGTCGGTTGGGTATGACGCTAAAGCTGCGCGACCGCGTTTACGAAGTGTCGGGCACTGATCCAATAAAAATTGCAATTATGGGCGCGGAGCTTAAAGTGAGCGCAACCAATGCCTAATACCACACCAAACATCACCAAGATACCTTCGGCGCGGGTGGCTTTGGTTGAAGAAAAAACCGGTTTAATCTCGCGGGAATGGTTTCGTTTCTTCAATAATATTTACACCATATCTGGCGGCGCAACGCTAGGTATTGCTCAGATAGCCAATGGTGGAACAGGCGCGGATAACGCAACCCAAGCACGTATAAATTTAGGTGCGGGTACTGGCAACGGCAATGGAACTGTTACAAGCGTAACTGGCGCGGGCTCAGTTAACGGTCTTACTTTGACAGGTAACGTAACAGTTAGCGGCGCGCTTACGTTAGGCGGCGCTTTGACCGGTGTTGATTTAACAACGCAAGTCACAGGGGTGTTACCCGTTGCCAACGGTGGTACGGGTTTGGCGGTGCGACCCACGGTTGCCACCAAAACCGCCGACTTTACGCTTGCTGATGACGAAGGGTGGATCATCAACAACAAGTCAGGTTCGACTTGCACGGTCACACTTCCAGCAGCTTCAGCTTGGCCTGGACGTGTAGTCACTTTTAAAAACTTGCAACTTCAAACTTTAGTATCAGCATCTAGCAACGTCGTGCCCCTTCTTGGCGGCGCAGCGGGTACGGCAATTCTTCCTGGATTAGTGGGCGCATGGGCGACTCTTGTATCTGACGGCACAAACTGGGTAATCATGGCGTCATGATCACAGTAACTTACGGTAAAGGGTTTGATTTTGCGTTGCCTATGGCTCAAAAAGTCAAGGCGCTCCAAAACGAATTGCTAAAAATGCCGCAAGCTGACATAGCCACAACGCACACGTTTCTGCCCGGTGTATATGAGCGCGCAATTACAATCCCTGCATGGGTTGTATTGACGGGCGCTGAACACAAAACCCCTTATCGTGTGCGGTTAGAAAAGGGCACAATTGCCGTAAATACGGATGATGGCGTTAAGGTTCTTACTGCGCCACTTGAATTTGAAGCCAGCGCAGGAATGCAACGCGCAGGCCGCGTTTTTGATGAAGAAGTAGTTTGGGTGGACGTTTACGACAACCCTGACGATTGCACCGACCTTGGGATTCTTGAAGACCGGCTGTACGTTGTCCCCGAATGCGGGCTAGCCGATAGCAGAAGTGAAGAACAAAAAGCACGGGTTGACTATGGGTTATTTTTGCATCAGTTAGGAATAACAGATGCCGACGTAGCCAAGATAGCGCAAATTGAGTCAGACTTGATTGACATGCCCGAGGGGTTTTTTGTGGAGCTTAAATCTTCTAGCATTCATGGTCGCGGTCTGTTTGCAACAAAAGACTTTGATGCGGGTGAAACTGTTTGTCCGGGTAGGCTTGATGGGAAACGTACCCCCGGTGGAAGATTTATCAATCATTCCCCAAACGGTAATATTCGGCCAGAGTTGGTTGGAAATAACATATTTGCCGTTGCTTCGCGTAAAATCAACGCAGGCGATGAATTGTTAGTAGACTACAGAGCATCAATGCGGGTCAATTTTGGCTTTGAGATGCAAGGAGAACTATTATGAGTGGATGGGTAGCTGGTGCAGTAGTAATTGGTAGCGTAATTTCAGCAGACGCTGCGTCAAGTGCTGCGGATACGCAAGCCGCCGCCGCCACACAAGCAGGCGAAGTTTCTCAAGCAATTGGTGAAAAGCAAATTATTGCTCAAAAAGAGATGCTGACGCAGCAACTTGCCGCTGAGAAAGAAGCGCTTGATAAACAAATTGCCGCGCAACAAACTACATTAAATCAAACTTTAATATCTCAAAAAGAAGCTGCTGATGCTGGTAATAAAGTAGCTAAAGACATGCTGAATCAGCAGTTAGGCGCGCAGCAAAGAGCGCTTGACCAAACGCTTGGCCTACAACGTGAAATGTTCAACAAACAAGTTGAAAACTTACGCTCGTATAAAGAAGCAGGCGAACTAGGCCAAACCCGTTTGTTGGAATTGCTAGGGTTAGGCAGTAACAAAGAAGCGCCAGGGTTTGGCTCTGCCACCACAGCGTTTAATGTTCAAGGGTTTGATCCGAACACACTGTTTAAAGAATTTAACATCAAAGAAATGGAGCAAGACCCCGGCTATGCGTTTCGCCTAGCTGAAGGTCAAAAAGCTATTGAGCGTTCGACTGCGGCAAGAGGTGGCCTACAGTCCGGCGCTGCACTGAAAGCGGCTGCTGAGTACGGGCAGGCTATGGGTTCGCAAGAGTACGGCAACGCGTACAACCGTTTCATGGCCAATAAAGCTTTTCAAGCGCAAGAGTACAGCAACGCATTTAATCGTTTTGCTACTGAACGCGGAAATAAATTATCCGCATTGCAGTCGTTGCAGGGGGTAGGTCAAGCTGCTGCCGCTGGACAAGCTGCTGCTGCGGGTAATCTTGCATCCGGTGGCTCGCAAGCCATTCAAGGCGCTGGCGCTGGTGCAAGCGCTGCTTATGGCGGATACGGCAGCGCTGCTGGCAATATTGCCGCACAACAAGGCGCTGGTGCTTCGGCTGCCTATGGTAATTTGGGAGCCAGTATGTCAAACGCATATGCTGGGTCTGGCGCAGCGCGTCAAAGTGCTTATGGTGGGTATGGTAGCAACCTAACCAATATTTACGGCCAGCAAGGCGCTGGTCAAATTAATGCGCTGACTGGTATTGCTAACGCAAGGGCTGCTGGTCAAATTGGTCAAGCAAACGCAATTACCGGCGCCATAGGCCAAGGCTTAAACTTGTATGGTATGTATCAGCAAAATCAGTTGTTGAACAGCTATTTAAACCGACCTAGCATACCTTTATAGTAAGGAACAGAAATGCCACTTGACCCCAGCATTATCCTTGGTGCAAAGCCAGTACAGTTTGACATGGCGCAGTTCTCGCCAATAAACACGTTGACAACAGCCATGAAGTTTAAGCAGGCTGATCAAGAAAGCCGAATGAACGCGCTAAAAATGCAAGAGTATGAGCGCACCCGTGAGGAAGAAGAAGGTACACGTAATTATTTGGCTAAAACTGATTTGTCTACGCCTGAAGGGCGAATGGGGCTTAGAAAATTTGGCAAAACTGGTTTAGCTTATGAAAAATCCTTAAGCGACGCCGAGACGGCGGCCTTGGCGCAAAAGAAAACTAAATTTGAAGTCCAAGATGCTAGAAGAAAATTTGTCGCGCAAGCACAGCGTGACACAAGTCAGAATCCTTCTGACGCCAACATCACGGCGTATAAAGAAGACTTGATGGCTAACGACCTGTTTACTGACGCTGAAAAGGCGCAAATGGCCGCGAGTGCTGACCGACTTTTGGCTATGCCCGTTGATCAACGATCAGCGTTTATGGCTAGCCAAGGCGCAAGCGCAAGCGAGTTGAAGCCAACAATTTCACAAGTTAATCGATACGGCCAAACTGACGTAATATCAACACCCGCGTTTAGCGGCAAACCCACAACACTCGGCACCTTTGCCGACGTTCCATTGCCTCCTGCTGTTCAATCGCAAAAAATGCAAGTTGCGGAAAAAGGCGCGCCAAAAGTGTCTTACGGCCCGCAAGAAAAAGCTGAGAAGACTAAATACGGCGAACTTTTAATTGATGACTTTAAGAACATAAAAACGCAAGCAGCAGTTGCCGCACGGTCATTACCCGCAATTGAAAGCAATCTTGCTATTCTAGATAAAGGGTTTGATACTGGTTTTGGAACCGAAACGGTAGCCGCAGGCGCTAAAGTTTTGGGTGCTCTTGGCGTTCAAAACGCAAAAGATTTTGCAACAGACGCGCAAACTTTTTTGGCCAGCGCCAACGCTGCGGTCTTACAACGTCAGTTGGAACAAAAAGGGCCGCAAACAGAATCGGACGCCCAACGCATTACTGCAACTGGCGCTCAACTTGGCAACACCAAAGACGCCAACAAGTTTGTGCTTAACGTGGCCAAAGCTCAACTTCAACGCGACCTTAAACAACGTGAGTTTTACGCAGCTTGGCGCGCAAAGAATGACACCTTTGAAGGTGCTGAGGATGCTTGGTACGCTGGCGACGGTGGTAAATCTTTGTTTGAAAGCCCCGCGCTTAAAAAATACGGCACCAATGTTGTAGACCAAATCCCTGGCCAAAGCCGCGCAGCGCCTACAGCTACAGGTACTTCAGTTACGTTGCCTGATGGTCGCGTCAAAACATTTCCTAACGCGGCAGCGGCCAATCAATTTAAGAAAGCTGCGGGTCTTTAATGGATTACGACGCACTCGCCAAACAATACGGCGGCGCAGATGCTGCGCCTGTTGTTGATTACGATGCGCTGGCCAAACAATACGGCGGCGCAGATATGCCCTCGTCATCGGGTATACCAGGCTCACGTCGAGCACCAAGCGCTTTAAAGCAGTTTGGTCGATCTGCCGCGTCTTTGGCTGACGTAACGGTGGGCGGCGTCATCCCAGGTGCTGTGCAGTATCTTGCGTACCCGTTTGCGCGTGTAGGCCGCTCACCTGAAGAAGCACAAGCCATTACACAAGGACTTGTAAGCGCGGTTGACAAACCGTTTGGCAAAACATTTGGCGTTACTGAAACACCTGAATACAAACAAGAAGCTGGACGCCAAATAACCGAGTTTATTGGCCAGAACTTTCAAAAGGGTGCTAAGTGGATTTCTGAAAAGACCGGCCTGCCAGAAGCAGACGTTGAA